TGAGAATTAAGATCAATAGTTAATGATATGTAATTCGGAGCCTCAGCGGCAAATTCTGATGCTATTACAGTATAATTTCCATCAATAGTTGCTCCACTTGGCGGTGTTGTACTAAATGTTGTACCTGTAATTACAACTGATTGTCCTGCTTCATAATAATGAGCAACAGAACAAGTAATTTTTGTTGTTACACCTAAACTTGCATCAGTATTATGAGTTACTATAGAATTAATAGTTCTTTGACTAGCTGTTATTGTTTGATCAACAGGTGTATAATCTATTAATTTTACTGCATCTACATCAATTCCTGATACTGCACCAGTTGTTCCAAAATCAACTGTACGAACTCTTGCTAATAAACCATGCGATTTTTTTCCAATTGCAATTATAGGATTAACAGATGTCAATGGTGCTCGAGTATTACCATTATAAGTCCAATTAGGACTGCTATATCCTGCTACAGGATAAAGATCATTTAAAGCAGTGATTATCCAATTATGAACAGCAGTGTCTTGATATCCTGTACCTATTCCTGATATATCAAGTTCAATTGCCGCACTAACTCCACCATCTGCATATTGTTTAGTTACTGCATCAGTTGGATTTACTGGTTCACCTAGTCCTGTAATTCTTTGACTACCTTGTTGACTCGAACTATCTAAAATTGTAATAGGCGTGTCACTCTTAAGATGTAATGTTTCTGCATTTATGGACTCAATGGTGTTTGCATTTAATCTTATGTCATCAATAACAAGTTCGACCATTGTTCCTAAAGTTGTTAAAGAAGAAAATTCTACTTGTGATCCTAATGTATCTCCTGATAATACCATGTTTCCATCAACTTTATAGTTTTTGCCTACTGCTAAATCTATATTTTCTGTTGACGTCCAACTATCTGTAGCATTTTTCCATGTAAAATATTTGTCACTGTCTGATGATTTAAGAATTATTCCTCCATCATCTACTGCTATATCATTTCCTACAACTTGACTTTCATCTATACCTAATTCAATATTTTTATCTTCTACTTGTAAATTAACAACTCCAATATTAGTTTGAGTACCACTTACTGTAAGATTTCCTGAAATGTTTACATCTCCACCTACATCAAGTGTTTTTGCAGGTGTTCCTTGAAATATTCCTACACGACTATTTGCGGCATCAACTTTAATTGCTGATGTTGGTGTAGGATTACGTACTTTTAAATTAAAATCTTGATCAGTTAATACATTTTCAATTGTAAATGCATTTGAATCAAATTTTAATTGAGTATTTTGATTTAATCCTACTATTAATCCTGCATTATTTTGTACAGTTATTGAACCTGTAGTTGTATCATTGGCATCTGCATACAAATATTGATCACCTGTTCTTGCAACGCCGGCCGCATTAGTTAAATTTTCTGCTTCTGTAACTCTTCCTCTATATTTGAAATCTGTAGAAACAACATTAAATCCTCTATATATTATGCCATTAGGATTAGTATTTGGATCAACTAGTTCTGTTATTTTGTCTGCAGGTACTGGTGTAAATTCTGCGTTAGCATAAGCACCTATAACAACTCCTTTAATAAAAAATTTAATAACAGTTTGCGTTACGTTCTGTGTATCTAAAACTGATACTACATCAAAACCTGATTGTCCTTGTGTAAGAGAATATTGTGGACCTACTAATTTAAGAACTGTACCATCAAAAAAGTATAATTGTTGTTTAGAGCTGTCTATCCATAGATCACCTGACACCATATTTGGTTGTGTAGCTGAAACTGTTACACCGCCACCTGCTACAAATTCTGATCCATTATAAACTTTTAATTTATTTTCAGATGTATCATACCAAAGTTGTCCTGTAATAGGATGTGCTGGAGCAGTTGTATTAGAAAAACTTTCTAGTACTTTAATAAAATTTTCATTAAGAACTTCACCAAATCCTGTATAATTTCTACCAATTAAAGAAAGATCAGTAGATGTAGTATCTAATTGACCATCAACTAAATCAGTTAATAAACTTCCATCTGTTTTGTTTAATTTATAACTCATCTTACGAAGTGCCTCCTGTATAAATTATGAAGTTAATAGCCAAGAAAGGATTCATAACGTTTAATGCTTGTCCTATAGTACCATCTATTCCACCACTAGTAGGAATTGCTTGAGCAGTATTAGAACCTGTAGGTCCATCATATACAATAACTTCTGGATCTGTAGGTACTGCTGTAATGGCTCTTGTAGCAAAAAATTGATCATTATTATCTGCTTTTAAATTGTGTTCGTGATCAGGTATATTTTCTTTTGCAATAGTTTTAGTTTCTGTTCCACTATAACCTGCTAAATTATCAGCTTCTTGTAATGTAACACGATCAGCAGATGTTCCACCCATATTATCCATACCAAGAGGAAATCTTCCTCTTAAATCTGGAAGTTTAAAAAGAGCAGTATTTGAAGGTGTTCCAAATTGAGTTCCTATAATTGCATATAACTTAGAATATGTTGATCTAGATTTTTCACTACCATCACACATTAACCAATCTGAAGGAGAAGTTGCTCCTGCATATGGCATCATAGAACCTATAGGTGGTGTTGCTACAGCAGATAAAAATTGTTCTGCTGGAATTTTGTAAACACCTGTGTTTCCTGTTGTTCTATTAAGTATAATTTCATCTGTGCTTTGTGTTGAAGTTGTTAATGTTTTGTCTGCTATAAAAGTATTGCTTATAACAGTATTAAAAGTTTTTATTGTTCCACCTGTTTGACCATCAAAACTAAATGACGGTGCTGAAACATCTCCAGCCATTTGAAAAGTAGTTGCTGAAGATAATTTATTGGCGGAGCCAGCCGTTCCGCTTACTGTACCACTGACATTACCCGTTAAGGTTCCTACAAAATTATTAGCATAGACATTTAAATATTGATTATTACTAGCACCTAAACTATCAGTATTATTAGCAGTTGGTACAATTGATCCTGCTGTTATTCCACCTACAACATTAACATCAGCACCTGCATATAAATCTTTAGCAATACCTAATCCTCCTTTAACAATTAAAGAACCTGTGCCTATTGACGTTGAATCAGTTGTGCCATTAACAAGCATAGTTCCACTTGCTTTAATATTGCCTGTTACATCTAAAGCTTCGGTTGGTGCAAGATTATTAATTCCTACTTGTGAAGTAGAGTCTAATCTCATAACTGTTTCAGTTACACCTTCATTATTAACTTGAAAGTCTATATGAGAACCAGATGTTTTATGAGTTATTATTCCTGCTTGTCCTTCAATTCCCATTGTAAATGTACCACTTGATCCAACTTCAAGTCCAGTATCATTTTTAATTTTAAGTGGAAAATTAGCAATATTAGTTGTATCTGCTCTTAAAAAATTTCCTGAAGCTACTATGCTACTACCAACTAAAAGATTTTCTGCCTTTTCGGCAACGCCGTAAAATTTACCTACACCATCTCCTGCTATATCTAATGAACTTAAATTTACTCCAGGATTAATTGATGAAAAACCGCCAATAGTAGATTTAGGTGTAAATGATTCAGTTGCAACAATGGCAACTGGTTTAGCACCAACTTCTATTTGTACTATAGTATGAGATAAGTCGTCTGTACCAACAACTGTTGCCGGAGATGCCCCTGTTGACAATCCTGCACTATATTGTGGACCTATTAAAATCCAACCTGTTCCTGTAAAAAGATATAATTGTTGATTATCTGTATCAACCCAAAGGTCACCTGCAATACTTTCACTGGCGGCTGGTTGGTTAAGTGCTTTTTTTAAACCTCCACTAGCTACCCAATTAGTACCATCATAAATTTTTAATTGGTTAACTCCAACAGTACTATCAAACCACAATTGTCCTTCTATAGGTCTTAATGGTGCAGAATTTTTTGCAAAATTTTCTAATAAATGCAAAAAGTTTTCTGCTATTACAGTACCATATGATGTCGTAGACTTTCCTGGTAACGATAAACTAGTTTCCTGATTGACAGTATTGTCTTCTACAGTAACACCAGTTTTACTTACGCTGTCAGAAAAATTGACTGTGTATGCCATCTATTATTCCTCGTTAAAACCTGTCAGACTTTGCACTCTTACAGTATAATCTATTTGAATTAATCTGTTTAAACTTTTTTGAACAGGGTGAAATATTACGTGAGTAAGTAGATTTCCAGTACCACTAGGAGAATAACTCATCAACCCTAATTCGTCGAATACGTATAATCCTTCTGAATTGCTGGCATTATCTACTGCGTCTTGTCCGCTTGGTTCACCATAATCTAATAAACAAGTAACTAAAACATCTGTATAATTTGTTCCGTTTACGTGTCTTGTCT